GTGCAATATATCCAACCACAAGTTGGAACTGCACTGAACAATTATGGTGCAGCCACATCAACTGAGCTATCTAATACGGAAGCCACGCTGAAGAAGAAGATCACTCAAGCCGCATTAGTTTAATATGTAACTTGACAAAATCGCAAAACAAGAAGAATTTAAATCATGGCACTTACATTCAACCCATTTACTGGAAAATTAGACATACTTGGGTCTAGCACTTCTGGAATTGGAGCCACTGGAGCAACTGGGCCTTCTGGAGGGCCAATAGGGTCTACGGGAGCTACGGGAGCTACGGGAGCCACAGGTTCTGGATCTACTGGAGCTACAGGAGCTACTGGGTTAGCAGGGATTGATGGAACAACTGGAGCCACTGGAGCCACAGGTTCTGGAGCTACGGGAGCTACTGGGTTAGCAGGAAATGATGGAGCGACTGGATCCACAGGAGCTACAGGCCCAGATGGAGCTACTGGACTAACGGGAGCGACTGGTTTGACTGGTGCGACTGGTCTTACTGGTGACATTGGATCGACTGGCGCGACTGGCGCAACTGGACTGACTGGAGCTACTGGATTAGACGGAGCAACGGGATCCACAGGATCGACTGGCGCAACTGGATTTGATGGTGCAACTGGCGCAACTGGAATTGGGTTGACGGGGGCTACAGGAGCTACGGGGGCGACTGGAGTTGCTGGCGCAACTGGAGCTACAGGTCTTATTGGATCGACTGGAGCTACTGGCCCTGCTGGTGCTGGAGGTGCTTCTGGATATTACGGTTCGTTTTATAGCGACCAAGATCAAGTTGCCGCATTGCCTAATACAGCATATGAAATGACTCTTAATAATGTCGTTGGGCAAAATGGCATTTCAGTTGTTGGAGGATCACAGGTCACTTTTTCAATTGACGGAACATACGACATTCAATTCTCTGCTCAATTCCACAATAATGGCGGGGGAGGGGCTGGAGACTCCGCTTTTATTTGGCTTCGTAAAAATGGTGTAGATGTCCCAGATACGGCAGGACGAATTCATGTTTCAACGAATAACCCATATATGCTACCAGCATGGGATTACATGGATAATTTTGTTTCTGGCGACTACATCGAAATCATGTGGTCAACCGATAATATCAATATCGGTATCGATCAAAATGCTGCAATCCCCCCCGCAACTGCAATTCCATCTGTAATCGTTACAGTCATGCAGGTAATGTATAATCAACTTGGGCCTACAGGAGCAACTGGGGCAACTGGCTTGACTGGTGCTAGGGGCGCGACTGGTGCAACTGGACTAACGCTGACAAATATACCTCCAAACCCACAAGCAGCACCATATACACTTCAGTTGTCAGATGCTGGCAAGTATATCAACATTTCGACTGGTGGAGTAACTGTTCCTAGTTCTGTTTTTTCTTCTGGGGATGTGATTTCCGTTTACAATAATTCTGCAACGAATCAAACGATTTCGCAGGGGGCAGGAGTTACGATTTATCTTGCTGGAACGGCTACAACTGGTTCTAGAACTCTTGCTCAACGAGGAATTGCGACACTTCTTTGCGTGGGAGTTGATGAATTTACCATCATTGGAGGCGGGATTCTGTGATTAACCAAATGTTGTTTGCGTCCTCTTATTGGACACCATCTAGCATGCCAACAATTTTTTGGTACGATGCTGCTGATACAGCAACGATCACCGCAACTGGGAGTCAAGTTACCCAGATGCTCGACAAGTCTGGGAATAACTGGACTGTTGCTCCATTATCTTCTGGTAAGATTGGCCCCGATACTGGAACAAGAACTCTGAATGGATTGAATGTTCTTGAGTGGACGAAGACGACAACTTCAACCAATCAAATTCTCGAAAACAATACATTCACGCAAGCACAACCATTCTTTATTGCTATAATTCTACGACTTGATAGCGACGCACTCTCCGATCAAGACTTCCTTTTCTCTGGAACTGAAACATCCAATCCCCGAATTGCTGTTCGCAGGACAACAAGCGACAGCTTTCAAATCCTTACGAATGCTGGTTCGGTTGGAACTCCCACCGGGAGCGTTACTGAAGGTAATAATTACCTCGCATTATTCTATTTTAATTCTACGTCATCTACAATTAGGATTAATGGTTCTTTTGTGAATATTGGAAGTATTGCAAACAATTCGTTTACCTCCCTAAATATTGGCGGTAACTTTGGTGAAGACCAATCTCTCAACGGATTCATCGCTGAACTTGTTGCCTTTGCAAACCCAACTGACCAAGAAATAATGGAGGGCTACCTTGCGTGGAAATGGGGACTGGAATCCCAACTTCCTATAGGACACCCATATAAAAATAATAGGCCACTAGCATGAATGACAATACAACATCTCATGGAGTTTTAGGTACTATTGTTTCGACAACAGGATTTATAGTTAGTATGTTACCAGAAATAGAAGAATCAATTCGGATCATGGGTGGTATAATAAGTATTATTGCTGGTGTATTAACTTGTATTTATATGGCAAAACAAATTATTAAAAAATGAACTCAAAAAAAACAGCATTTATAATTATTTTAATTTTCTTCTCTATCCTTTCAATTACATTCTTGACAGGATGCGCTACACTTGGCATTTCGTTAGAAACAGATTATGGTAGTTTCACATACGAACTGCCAGAACCAAAAGGAACAAAAAAATGAAAATTAATTGGAAAACAACACTACTTGGAGTATTTACAATTCTTGCAGCAGTGGCTGATGCTGGAAAAGAGTTTATGGTTAACGGCACACCCGGTGATTTGGGCTTGCTTTTTGCAGCAGTCACGGCTGGCGTTGGCCTAATCCTTGCTAAGGACTCAAATAAATAATGGTTCCTAATTCCAGACCACAGCAAGCGAAAGAAAAAACTCTTGCAATGGTTATAAAAGCTGGGATTGAAGATTGCGTATCTTTAGTGGGAATTAGAGGGTATTATTCGGAAACTTTTGCACCATCAGGTAATGATCGTGGAATCTATGATGATGCAATTATATTATTGACTCCTAGTGTTCATGCTACATTTAACGCTAATACGGATCCTTCAGTTTTTAAAAAAGGGATTGCTGTTCTTAAAACGGGGATTCATAGGTTTCGCAAAGGAAATCATGGTATCTCTAAACCCGGAGGTGGTTACCCTGCGCTTCGACCTGCTAACCCAAAAGAAGAACTCCCAGTTACGCGAGATGGTATTGGGGATGATATGGGAATCGCTATTAACATCCATCGTGGAGGATACAAGACAACATCATCATTGGGTTGCCAAACGATCTATCCGCCGCAATGGAACGGATTCATAAATTTAGTTTACTCTGAGATGAGTCGATATAAGCAAAAAACCATTCCATACTTGCTATTAAATAATAAATAAGTGGCAAATATCACGCATAAGTGGAAAAAGGTTCTAGCAGTTTCTTGTTCTCACGCAAAATATTGCGATAAAGAAGCATGGAAACAAGTAATGACTTTTAAAGATCGTTTCAAACCAAATACAATACTTCATTTAGGGGATTTTATTGATTTATCAGCTTTAATGGGTAATGGAATTGGGTCTGGAAACGATGGTGATGAAGTTACCCCAGATATTGATACAGGATTAATGCATCTTCGTGAATTAATGGCAGGATGCAAAGACCCATACATCCTTTGTGGCAACCATGAAGATCGTGCTTGGAAGTTAACAAATAGCAAGAATGCTGTAACACAATATTGCGCCCACAAGATTGTATGTGCGATTGAAGACACATCAAAAAAACTAAAAGCTCGCCTCATTCCATATTCTGGAATCGAACAAATTGTTGATATTTCCGATATGGGTTTTACTCATGGAACGTGCTATGGTGAATCTGCGGCAAGGGATATGGCTGAACAATATTGCAATGGATCTAGACGTAAAATAGTGATGGGACACACTCATCGTGTTGCTATACAAAGCGCAAGAACATACCATGGTGGAACTTGTTATAATATTGGCACTTTAACATCTAGAGGATCTTTGGATTACGCTAAAAATAGAAGAAGCACATTTAGTTGGTGTCAAGCATGGTGTTGGGGCGAATACTGCGAAGAACTAAATCAATCCTCATTACAAATTACGCAACGGAATAAAGGAGAGGTATGGAGACAACCAGTATAAAAATGACAGCAAATGATTTTTTAAAAATCTTGATTGATTCTAAAAACAAATGCGTGGAGAAAGTTCCAAAAGGATGGTATACACGGAGTGAGTTATGTGAATTATGGAATTATAAAAAAACTACCTGTTTAAAAATGATTACAAAAGGCATAAAACTTGAACTTATTGAAAAAAAAGATTTTTATATTTTAAATGAAATAGGAGCTTTAATGCCTATTCCGCATTATTATCTCAAAGTTTCAAATAAAAAAACGTATTGACAATCTATTTTGATTAATATATTTTTCACAAAAACAATCCTTGCATCAACAATGATTAAATTTTATTTTAAAAAATAATATCCCATGTCTTGTTCTAATTCGTCTACTTCTAATTGTTGTCCAGATACTCCATATCCTTCAGTATCTCCTGAATCAACTCCTTCTTTGATTGGGAATCTTGTATATGCTCTTTATGGAACAATCAACAAAAGCATTGTAAATGGACGTGTTGTTTGGGATATTCCATGTGATCCAAATAATACCGCAGAAGTAGATCAAATTCCACGCGAAGAAGGCGAAGGATTACTTTGTTATTTGCTTAGATTATTTGAGAATTCTTTTGATGGTTATGGTTCTTTCTTGCGCTGGGGATTTACAGGCACTGGTCAAACTACATTTGAATTGACTGGCGCATGGCAACCTGATCGTAATGCTTATTTGGCATACATTGATGGTGTAGTTCAAGATCCAATTAACTATACTATTTCAACAAGTCTTCCGCGAGTATTAACATTTTCAACATCAATTCCATCTGGATCAGTATTGACTGTTATTGAACTTTCCAGCCGCGCTGGAGCTACTGGTGCAACAGGAGCCGCTGGAAGCACAGGAGCTACTGGATTAACAGGCTCTACTGGAATTGACGGAGCGACTGGATCAACTGGTTTGACTGGCGCAACTGGATTTGGCGCGACTGGAGCCACTGGATTAGTTGGTGCAACTGGCTCTCTTGGTGCAACTGGAGCAACTGGAAGTGGAACGACTGGCGCAACTGGTGTTAAAGGCTCAACTGGATTGACTGGAAGCACTGGCGCAACTGGATTTGGCGCGACTGGTGCGTCTGGAATTTCTCCAGCTATTGTTCGTCAGAGCTTTACAGCACATGATATTGATCTTGGCTATAAGCAGTTTTACTACACTCCCACTGCTCCGATTGGGTGGACTTATGGAACTCGTCTTCGTGCTGTAGCCAACTCTGCATATCCTTATGACTGGGTTGAAGGAAATGTCATTGAGGTCAACAATTCTTGGGTAAAACTATGGGTGGATACAGCTCAAGGCAGTGGCAACTTTGCAGATTGGCAAATCGGCATTTCTGGAGATGGCGGTTTAGGTGCTACTGGCCCAATTGGGCCACAAGGCGATCCCGGTGGGGCAACTGGAGCTACTGGCGAGACAGGTTCGACAGGTGCAACTGGTGATACGGGAGCTACTGGCGCAACAGGAGAAGCTGGAGCTACTGGTTCTACTGGCCCGATTGGTGCTACTGGTTTGCCCGGACAATCTGCTTCGTTCTATAACTACCAAGCTGACGCAGTAAATATTTCTGGCGTTCCTGCCGCTGGCAGAATTATCTGGGATAATCTAACACAAATTTCTGCGACAACTGTAACTCTATCTCATCTTGATACGCTTGGGAATGACATTGACGTGTTCTTCCCATTGTTCAAAACTGGAGATAAATTTGTTGTTCAAGATCAAAGTAATTCTGACAATTTCCAGACTTGGGAGATTTCTTCAACACCGACAGTTGTTGTCAATAGCTATGTAGAAATTCCTGTTACTTTAGTTGCATCTGGAGGCACGTCTCAATTTATTGACGCGCAAAATCTGATTTTTGCCATCGTTAGTTCTGGATTAGTTGGCGCAACTGGGCCTGAAGGCGCAACTGGCGCGACTGGAGTTGGCGAAATTGGTGCAACTGGTGCGACTGGTGCGACTGGAGTTGGCGAAATTGGTGCAACTGGTGCGCCATCTCCAGCAGGAGGAATTCGATGGGCTTATGTTTCTGACGGAACAACGCTCATTTATGATATTGCTGGGGCTATTTCAACGCTTCAAACTGCATTCCTTGTAGCTTTTGATGGTGTTGTTCAAGACCCAGACAATTATAGTGTCTCGTCTGGAAGCCCATATACCATTACTTTGACAACTGCTCCTGCTAGTGGAGTTAATATTGTAATTGTTTCACTGAATGGCATTGAAGGCGCAACTGGCCCATCTGGTGGTGCTACTGGCGCAGGAACTGATGCAATCTTCTGGGAAAATGATCAAGTTGTAACTGCGAGCTATACCATTACCACAAACAAAAACGCAATGTCAGCAGGCCCAATCACAGTAAACCCCGGAGTCACATTAACAGTGCCAGCGGGAAGCACCTACACAATCGTATAATATTATGTCACTAATTCTTGACGGAACATCTGGACTATTTGGAAATGTAACTGGAGGGGACATTTCTGGCAATTTCATTATAGATTCTGTAAATCTACAAGACGGGTCAGTAACAGAATCAAAAATTGCTCCTATTCTTGCCACAGGAACCACTGCACCCCGCAATCTGCAAGATCGTTTCGCTGATGTGGTGAATGTAAAGGATTTCGGAGCGGTTGGTGATGGGGTTGCGGATGACACTGCTGCGATTCAAGCTGCGATAAATAGTCTTTCAATCGGAGGAACTGTTTTGTTTCCATGTGGAATTTACAAAACATCTTCTGCAATGAATGTTTCAATTGCTGGAATTATTCTTACTGGGGAAAACAGATCAAAAACAATAATTCGCACTACATCTGCAACTGCAAATGTAATCGTTCTTGATGCTGGAAATGTTGGAATCTCAAATCTTCGTATCGAACACGCAACAACAAGAACTGCTGGATCAAGTATTTCAATCACAACAAACGCATCAAAAATTGATGTGTATCAAGTTGATATTGTGTCACCATATATTGGAATCTTAATTCCAAATATCGCTATTGCAAAGTTTGAATCTATTGACATTAATGGCGCAGTTGCAAGTACTGGCAAAAGCATTGTTGTTACTGGAGGATTTGGAATAAGTTTTGTTGACTGCATATTCAGAAATGATCCTGCATCAAGGCCAGAAAGTCATATTCAAATTGAAAATGTTGAAGACATTGTTTTCAGCAAGTGCCAATGTATTAGCGGAGGCATAAACATGAATGTGATTCCCGGATCGGGACAAGCCATTGGTTTGCTTTGGTGCAACGACTCACAGTTTGATGATGCCGCTACAGCAAGCATTAGACTTGCTCCAGCAACAGGAGGTCAAGTAAACGAGGTCACAATTAATTCTCCGTGGATCAAAGGCACAACAAGCGATGTTTTAGCCTCCACCGCTGGAGGCGGCACAATCTCTTCGCTGCAAGTTTCAAACAGTCTTTTTGTTGGAACGGGAGAAGGAATTACATCGTCTGGAGCATCAAACTTGATTTTAAACGGAAACAAAATTGGTGGACACACTACTGCGATCTCTTTAAGTAACACATCAGGCGCGGTAATAACTGGAAACATTATTGGATCGCACGGATTGTATTCTGGTAATGTTCTTGCAATTTTCCTTGGAGGCACAACATCAAATGTAATTGTTTCCAACAACGACTTGCGATCAAATGTGACTGGAATTACTGATTCCAGCGCAAGCCCAGAAACAAATGTATTTCACTTTAATTCTGGAGTTGGTGGTTCAATTACTCCATTTACAGTTCCATCTACAGATTGGGGAATTGACTTCTCAAAACGCAGTGGTTTTACGATTGCTGCCGCTGGCACATATCAACTTGGAGTAGGGTCTGGACTTGTTTTGTTGCACAACAACACAACTGGTGATCTCGCTATGTTTTTATGTTATGGGGGAACAGTTACAAAAGTCTCAGGCGCAGCTTCAATGGTATCTGGTGCTGCTGGAGCAAATGAAATTGGATTAGCATATAACGGAGGTTCTGTGAAATATCAAATTTCTAATGGATATGCTTCATCTCAACAAATTGTCATATCCACAATTAAAACACGATCAGCATCTTAAACTATGAGCGCAAACATTAAAGCATCACTATGAGTCTCATCAAATCCAACGCAGTCCAGATCGGACAATCAGGAACAGCAACTCAAAATTTCACGCTGGCAGTGCCATCGTCACCAGACGGCACGATTAAGCTGGCACGGGGCAATTCTGGAGCAACTACGCAGGATGTGATTAGTGTAGATGCAAGTGGGAATTTCGATGGTCTTGTTAAGGCTACAGGAAGCACAACCGCTCATTCTTTAGCAAATAGGTTTGCTGATGTGGTCAATGTAAAAGACTTTGGCGCGGTTGGTGATGGAAATTTGAGTAATGCAACAACAAATCTCACAGCATTCACAAATGCAATGGCGGCTGGCAAAGTTGTTTATGTTCCATCAGGGAATTATAGATTTTCTACAACTGGTGTTGTTATAGAAACAACAATGAATGGTCAAGTTATTGTTGGAGATGGATTAGATGCTTCACTTTTAAATTGTTTAACCATTCACATAAAACATACTCATTGTAGAGTAGAAGGATTGAAGCTATTGGGGGCGCAATCCAATACTCCATCATATGGTGTTTTAGTTGATGACGGCAGATCGGAAACAGAAAGAACATCGTCGCAGTCTTTGAGAAAAAACGCAGTTGTAGATAAATGCTATATTATCAATAAAACATACGGTATTGCTTTTACGGATACTGGATCTTTTGATGCTGTTACCAATTCCTATATAAATCAAAATTCTTACGGTATTTGGTTTGCTAATGACGTATCTTCTGCTACAGGAACGCTTAATCCTCTAGTCTACGATAGAGGAGATAAACTTATAAACAACAACATTATCTATGATAATGACATTGCTGGTATTTGGGCAAAGTGTGTAGGTGCTGTTCTTATAAACAATAATAAAATCATCGGCAACGGCACTAATTTATTGGTTTCGTCTGACATAACTGGTGGAAGGAACGAAAAGGTTCAAGGGTTGTACATGAGCAACAATTCCATTGAAAACGCAACAGCAAACAGAGTGCTAAATATAGTTTCTGTTGCCGACAATGGTTCTGGAAACGCTAGGGTAACAGTAAATTCAAACCACTTACTTCCTGAAACCCACGCTTATCTTGTTACTATATCTGGAAGTGTAAACTATAACGGCAACCATGAAGCTACATGGGTAAGTAATACTGCTTTTGATTTAGATACGGCATTTATTGCTGACAATACTGGTATTGCGGTTCTGTTGGGATGGGATATGCATTGTGTTGATACTGGAGCAGCAGGAACTTATGGCAATTTCAACATCCAAGGTGGAGACATAAACCAATTCAATATCGAGAGTGGTGCTAACTTTCGTTTAGACAACATTAACGTAAAATATCAACGACGATTTGGTGTCAATGTTAATCACATGACGGAATTTGCTTACACACACGGAACAGACCGATTAGCAAACAATATAGATATACCTCCGTCTGGGAACTATTTGCCTCTGCAATTAACGGGACAATATTCAAAAGTAGACGGATCAGTTGACTATACAATTGGACAATTCACTTTTCCGTCTCAACCTCAATTATCCAACAACCCCAATACACTTGACGAATATTCCGAAGGAACTTGGAATGCAGTATTTCAAACCACCAATGTAGACTTAACAGTTACCATGGAAAACCTTGGGTGTCACTATACCAAGATAGGGCGATTAGTAAATTTGACATGCGCTATAAGAACTGATGCAGTTTCTGGAGGAACTGGAAATGTAGTTATTAGCGGCATTCCAACTAATTTAATACCTAAATATAGGTGTGGAGCTGCTATCAGCACGGTAACAGGCTGGGCCACACAAGCTCCTGATTTTGTCAGTGCTGAAGCCAACGCCAGCGTGTTTGATTTAAAGTATAGATCATCTACTACAACAGATGCTGCAATTCCAGTAGCAAATCTTGATAATGGTATTAATAAAAACTTGGTTATTTTCTCTATTACTTACGTTGGAACTTAAACTATCATCTCAAAAACTATGAGCGCAAACATTAAAGCATCCACAGACGGAACACAGGCAATCATCGGCGTAGGAGGCGTTGACCAGATGACAGTGAACAACGCTGGCGTAGTCACGGCAAATAGCTTTGTAGGGCTGAATAGCTCTAGCGTGACGGCAACAGGAACCACTGCACCCCGCAATCTGCAAGATCGCTTTGCGGATGTGGTGAATGCGAAAGACTTCGGAGCAGTTGGTGATGGGGTTACGGACGATACTGCCGCGATTCAAGCTGCTATATCACATTGGAATGGGCTTCCTATTAAGAAAGCATTGTATTTTCCTTCTGGAAAATATGTAACAACAGGATTGACGATCACTCCAACCTCTTCTGGCAGCGTTATTTTTGGGGATGGAAATGCTTCTGTTTTATATAACATTCAAATATTGATTGACAAAAATGATTGCCAAGTTTTTGATTTGACTCTTGATGGAGATATTACCACTCAAGATGGTTTTGTTATGAAAAGCACATCGCAAAACGTGCGAGGTGGTTCTTTTTATAATTTATATATCATGAACAAACAAAACGGTATTGTTCTTGGCGATGCACTGTCACAAACATATTACACAGCTCACCAGAGCTTTGTGAATTGTTATAGCGATTTCAATAAGCAAAACGGATTACTTGTAGAATACAGCTTGGGATCTCAATTTAGTAACTGTCACTTTAAAGATAACGTCAATCATGGCGCACTAGTCACACAAGGGCAAGAAGTAAAAATGAGCAATTGCACGATTAGTGAAAACTACAACGTGGGCCTTTACATTAATGGAACAGCATCAAGAAAATCGCTGGAAAGTTATTTTGATCAATGTTCCTTGTCAAACAACCAAAGACTCTATGCAAATAGAGATTCATTCACTATAACATCAGCAGCCAATTCAGTTACTAATCCAGGCGTTAAAACAACATTAACTATAGGAGCGCACTCTTTAACTGAAGGAATGCAAAATATAAGAATCCAAGGCACTACATCTTACGATGGACTTGGCGTAACAGTTTCAAATGTTACGAACACTACAGTTGATATAAATAAGCCGTTTGTTGCAAATGAAACAGGAACATTGATTAGGCCATTGTGGGACATTTATATTAACGGAGACGTTTCTGGAGATGTAAATGATTTATTTTTTACTGGATGCAATGTTAATTTTACCTATATAAAAAATGCATACAATGTTAATTTTACTGGAACACGCTTAAAAGAACAATGTTTTTTAGCTGGTGGATGTAATCGCATAATGCGAACAACAACAGGACGAGGGCGGCAACAAAACTCTTTGCAAGATATAAATATATCTGGACAAACATCTGGATTTATTGAAATTATATCTTCTGACGAAACAGCAACAACGCCATCAGATGGATCACTTGGATTAGTTCTTCGTATGCCAGATTCAAGCGGTTCTTTAACCGCAAATATACCATCAGCATACAATTCATTGTATATTGATTCAACTGATGGAGTGAAATTAAATTCAGCATATTCTGGAAAAAACGATTTTCTTGACAATGGAGATGTGTTTTCATTTAAGCCTCCCAAGGTTGGAGGTTTTATGATCGTTACAGACGGTGGTGGAGCAAATTTAAGAATGGCGCAGATTGCATTTAACACAACAAGCAATACCATAACCGATGCTGGCTATGTTGGTGGAATGATGAATTTAATATCAACATCATCTTCTGCACTATCGGGAACGGATGGCGTTGATCTTAAAATAAATATAGCTGCATATAATGGTTTAGTATACATAAACAACAGAACAGGTTCCCCAAGGCAAATATATTATACAATATTTAGATAATATAATGACTAAAGCAAAAAATTAAATTTCTCTCATCTTAATATGTACATATACTCTGAAGACAAAACATTGGTGATCGGCTGCGTAGAAAACGGGATCGAGATTCTTTTTAAGAATCCAATTCCAGTTTGGACAATCAGCGAGTAATCTACCTCAACAACAATAATAAAATTATGCCTATAACAAAAACAACTCAAAATGTAATTGAAGCAATCACATCTACAGGATCAACTACGGCAAGGACATTGCAAGATCGGTTTGCTGATGTAGTGAATGTTCTGGATTTTGGTGCATTCAATAATGGTTCAAGCGCAAATGCAACAACAACATTAAATGCAATTCAAAATGCTATAAACACAGGTAAAAATGTCTATTTGCCTGCTGGAACATATAGCCTTCCAACAGATTCAATATTAAAAACTGCCGTTAACGGCCAATTAATTTTTGGTGCTGGGCCTAAAATTACAAAAATAGTCCATGCCTGCATAAAAGTTGTTCACAGTTATTGTAAAATACAAGACTTTGAAATGTATGGCGCATTCTCGTCTGGAGTCAATCAGTATGGTATATGGATTGATGATGAAAGATCAGATAATCAAAGATTTGCAACGCTTTCTTCGCGTGTTGGAACAATTATTTCCGGTCTTACAATATCTAACAAAATGAATGCCATTGCCATAACGGATACTGGGGCATTTGATAGTATTACAAATTGTTATTTAAGTGGAAACAAGAATGGAATTTGGCTTGCTAACGATATAAGCGTGCCTGATGGAATGCTAAATGCATTCTCATGGGATCGCGGAGACACTATTATTGCCAACAATATTATTGTTGATAACCGAAATATCGGGACAGCAGAAAACACGGGTTTTGGCGGAGTTGGAATTTATTGCCAAAATCACGGAACGCATTTGACTTCTAATAATAAAATTATTGGCAATGGTGTAAATGTTTTAGCAAAACCAAATTGGACTTCAACAAGAGATGAAAGGGTTGGACAAATTTTTATGTCCAATAACTCTCTTGAAAATGCTTATGATGATAGAGTATTTTCAATTACATCTATTGCAAATAATGGAAGCGGCAATGCAAGGGTAACTGTAAACGGAAATCATTTACTACCAGAAACTCATAATTATAGAGTTGATATTAGTGGAACAACAAATTACAATGGTGAAGCATTGGCTACTTGGGTTTCAGCAAATCAATTCGATATTAACAAATCATTTGTAAGCAATCAAACTGGAACAGTAAATATTCTTGGATGGGATTTCTATGTTCCAAATAATACTTTTACTGGTTGTGTTTTTTATTGTAACATAAATGGTGGAGACATTAATCAATTTAATATTGAGTGTGGAGCTAATTACAAACTTAACAATTTAAATGTTAAGTATCAGCGTAGATTTGGATCAAATTTTTCTGGAGTTGAATATGCAAATATTAATGGACTAAATAGGATGACTGTTGGATATGCTGCATTAAATCTTTTTGCATCAGGAGATTATGACCCAACAAAACTTGCAACAGATTATATTTTGCTTGATAGCAAAAAACAAATAAATAATGGAATTCAAATTGCTGATGTAAATGTAAACGCAACAAGCCCCAGTCAACAACCAGCTCCTCCAAATTCTTATGGTAATATATTTAGCGGAACATACACACCAGCGGGAACTGGAGTAACAAATGTTACAACAATTACTCCAACTGGATGCCAATATGCAAGGATTGGGAATTATGTAATGGTTAGTGGTGCTGTTACTGTTGATGCAACTGCTACTGGAGCTACAGAATGGAGAATAACACTTCCTGTTGCAAGCAATCTTACTTCATCAAATAATCTTGGAGGAACATTTAGCACATATAGTTCTGGAAATCAAGATACTGATAATGGTTGCATTATTGCAGATGCAACGAACGATCAAGCATTGTTTAGAGCAACATTAACTCAAACAGTAGCTACGGCATATTCATTTTCATTTGGTTATATCGTTAAATAAAAATGGAAGACAATAAAGAAAAAGAGTATTCTGAAAAAGAAAAAGAAATCAGAGACTATGTTGAAAAACATGGCCCTGATGCTGATTTATGAAAAACTTCATTAACATATCTCATATCCTAATCTGCCTTGCACTCCAAGGAATCGGATATGCTTTGACAAAGAATCCGTTTATTGGTGCTATTGCTGGGATTTTTTTCTTCGCAGGTAGGGAGATTGCTCAAGCAGAGTATCGTGCAATTGAGGCATCCCCAAGCAAGTTAAGAAAAGATATGAGTGTGTTTGGTGGGTTCAATCCGAAATACTGGACGCTGAAAGCATTTCTTGCTGACTTGACAATACCATCTATAATTGTAATTACATTAACAATAATCTTACACTATGCCATACGCTAAAGAAAAATATGACCTTCCATCTGGATTTACTGATCTGGGTGAGGAGGTAAAGCCAATGTCGATGCCAGAAATGGCAATACCTAAAAGCGACTACCATTACCCATCCCTTTATTTTGAGAACGCAGAGGGGCTTAAAAACCTTCCCAAAGAGGGAACTGCTACCATTGTGTTCAAAAAGACTATGGAGAAGGATGAAACAACCATGCGCGATGGAAAAGAAACCAAGCGTCATTGCGTTGAGCTTTGCATCTGCGGAATCAAAGCAGACAAGTCTTCACCAGAAATGGAAGACGAGATGAATGACGAAGAGGCTATCGATTCTGGACTAGAAGAAGCTGAATCTGCAAAACCAACAACTAAAATCGAGATTGAAATCGGTGGTGAGAAAGAGGAAGATTAATTTATGGCACAACCAACAACTGAGGCAGCAATGCCCGAACCAGCAATGGGAATGGATCTTCCCGAAGACATGAGCGGAATCCCTTCTCCAATGGCAGAAGAGGGTGCTGTAACTATCTCTGTTGCTAAATCCAAGTTCGACGAACTGCATAGTATTGCCATGCAACTCGCTGGTGTTATCGATGCTCTTGCCGCTGATGTTGAGGGTCAAAAGGCGGTAACTGAATCGCTAGAAGGCAAAGCACCTGCTGCTGAAAATGCAGCAATGGCAAGCGAAGAAGATTTTCTGAATTCTATTGCATCCGAAGGTTCCATTCGCTAATTTATCGTCATGTTTGTCGATCAAATCTTTGAGGAATGTGCGGAGATTTTAGGAACTACTGACGAAAAAAGAGTTTACCGCAAAATCACGCAAGCTGTCCAGACGCTTATGGAGTCTGGGCATTGGATGCAATCCACTGCTGATGTTGATGTTTGCACAGGATGGGATGGTTGCACAATAGCTCTTCCCCGTGGAATAGATGTTCCCCTTGCGGTTAATGTAGATGGTTCCCCAGTTTACTTCCGCAATCGTCTATTCCAATACCATGTCAACAAAGGTGGTAAGTTCAACACTGTAGAATGGGCATGGGATGACCGAGGCTATGTAGCCACATTGATGCAGATTATCCAACCCTCGCAGTTGGTAGCGATTGCCGAAAGCGAAAATGACGTAGGCAAGATCATTCGCGTAACTGGAACAGATTCCAACAACCGAGATATTCGTAGCCAACTCAAAGATGGCACTGGTGTCGATGGGTTGCTTATTCCAATCCATTCTCAATCTGACTTTGCATACGGAACGATTGCTCCTGATGATGCTACTATTCGCACCCGTGAGGTTGTTATAAGCCCGATTAGCAAGTTTGCGTCCACAACCCCTCACACGCTCAATTCTGGGCAAGGAATGACTATTACTGCGATTTCTGGCACTATCCCAGTTCCGCTTTCCAATGGTCAAACGTATTACATTGGTGTTCTCGATGCTTTAACGATCCAAATCTACAACGATTCTCTCAATGCACAGGCAGGTAATTATCCACTTTCCCTCCAAAGTATAGTGGGAGCAGGGCCATTGAAATTTCTTGATTCAAGGACTTCACTTGTCGTTACCGCTCTTCAATTCGCGTCTGCTCCTACTATCGAAATTACGACTGCAAATCCAATTACTTTTCCATCTGGGCAAACTTTACCTATTGGGATTAAATCTGGAGTTACCTACTTTGGAAATCTTCTCGATGCAACGCACCTTCAGATTTTTAGCTCGATCTCTGACGCACAAGCAAATGTTAACGAGGTACACACTACTGGATCAACAAACCCAATCAATGTCGATATCCGAAAGGAAATAGTTCCAGAGACAAAGTTAACATTTAGCATAGATCACCTGCTAACACAAGGCGACCAAGTTCAAGTATTTACATCTGGAGGAACGCTTCCTCAACCTCTAATTGCCAATCAAAACTACTTTGTCAATATTGTAGACACAAAAGCAGTTTCGATTCACACGACACAAGCGGATGCACTTGCATCTTCTCCTACGAATTTCGTAAACCCAATTCAGATCACTTCCGCTGGAGTTGGTACAATTTCACTTATTAAGTTAATCCCAGCATCTGCTGTGGCAGGAGAATCCAGCCAGATTACCGCACCGGGTCTTTCCATTGCGTCCCCATCTGGAGCTGGAGCAAACTTCACTCCCATCGTGGTTGGAAGTGTTACTTCAGTTAACTTGTCTGATCAAGGTTCTGGATACACCGCCGACCCTACAGTGACATTTTCTGCTCCTCCAGCACCACCATCTGGAAGCACAATCTCCGTTAGAACTGCGACTGGATATGCTATTCGCAATTCTATCACATACCAGTTGTCCTCGATTGTAATTGAAGACCCCGGCTTCGGATACACAACCGCACCTTCTGTAACAATTTCTTCTCCTCCTGTATCTCCATTAATTAACATTACATCAATGGTTACAAATGGTATTACAGTTACTGTTAATACATCTGGCAATCATAGCTATAGAACTGGTGATACAGTCACAATATCTGGAGCAGATCAATCCGCTTACAATGGCGATTTCGTGGTCACAGTATTAAGTTCCACATCATTTACATATCAGCTAATTACTGAAATTGGACAAACAGTTTCAATAACAAACCTAACGCGAGTATCCACAACTGCAACAGGAACAACATCTGCTGCACATGGCTTTGCTGCTGGTCAGGTTATTGCAATTAGTGGAGCTGATCCAGATGGATACAATGGAAATAAAACGCTATTAACCGCATCTGGAACAACATTTACTTATACTGTTTCGTCTTCACTAACAACACCTGCAACTGGAACCAAAGAAGCGTTTTCTTCTCCTGCAACTGGAACATTAAATGTTAAACTTAAAACTGGAACTCAAGCAGTTGCAAACGCTACAATTCAAACATCATTTGTTGTTGGATTCACTCAAATCTCTGGAGGTTCTGGATATGTAAATGCTCCGCAGGTTGAAATAACTGGAGGTGGTGGATCTGGAGCAACTGCAACAGCAAACATTGCAGGTGGAATTGTCACTTCTCTTAATGTAATAACAAGTGGAACTGGATATACGAGTCCACCAACAGTTTCTATAACTCCATCCACTGGAGTGTTTGTTCAGTTTTCGTCTACTGGAACGCTTCCATCTCCATTATTGTCTGGAACATCATATCGCGCAGAAACTCCATTAAATTCATCTACTGGAGTGTTTACAGTTAAAAATGCTGACTTTTCTAAAATTAATATCACATCTGCTCCAACTGGAACATTCTATGTTGTACTATCTCGCGTTTTTGGAGTTGCGTTTACCAATAACTGGTTAGGTGATTTTACTAATCTAACAACTCCAGAAACCATTTACTGGGGAACGGATTATTTGTTACCAACAACAAGCCCAGCAATTGATAATGGAGCGACTCCAGCATACCTAAATGTATCATCTACATCAGTTGCTAGGGCATACACGTCATCTGCAAATGCTATTGCTGGTGGAACAACTGGCTTGATTAGCGTGGTGTCATTTGGGACTGGTCAATCGTACTACGCGAAAAGATTCTCTGTTTCCCCGCTTCCATACAACAATCTAATTCAACCTTCTTCCGTTCAATTCTTGTCGGAAAATGAAAGCGTGAAGTTTTCAACAAGCGGAGTTTTGCCAACTCCATTGGTTGTTGGAACGGACTACCAAGTTAAGATCATTGGAGATAGTGTTAATGTGTATTCTGGAGGTATTCTGGTTCCGATTACAACACCCGGAACTGGTCAATTGTCGCTAGATATTCAACGCACATTTACGGCATCCCCATCCACTAGCATCATTGCTGACGCTTCGCTTTACACGACAGGGCAGTCTGTGACTGTACGAGCCGATTCAGGTGATGTGCTTCCATCTGGGCTTGTGGCAGGAACGACATACTTTGTTCGTCGAATCGACAATGATGAATTTGAATTGTATACAACCAAGTTACAATCTCAAAACTTAACTAGCGCAACTGGAAGGATTTCATTTTTGACTAGCGGGTTATCCACGGATAGCAAATTCTTCGTCGATGCAATTCAAGATCCAATCTTAGTGAAAAGTGTTGCTAACATTCAAAAACCTCTTACAGATGGATTTGTTAGCTTGTATGCAATGGACTACGGACGCAGCAATGATTTGACTCTGATTGGACAATACCATCCCACCGAAGTAAATCCGCAATACCGCAGGATTCGCATTGGAAAACCATGCGCGTGGGCAAGAATTGCCTATAGGATTAAACCTCCAGTAATAACTAGCAGATACGACTTCATTCCAATTGAGCATACCCGCGCAATCATTACTGCCGTTCATGCTTGCGACCTTGAGGACAAGGATTTTGCTGAACAAGCACTACGCTATTGGGGGTTTTCTTTGGCATATCTGAAGAATCAGCAAGAACACCAAGATGGCCACGCTTTTGTTCCACCACAAATTAATAATTTGACGTATGGTGATGGTACTGATCCAGTTATGTTCTAGCAATGAAAAGTGAAAACATTACATCAGGCAGACTTAAAAAGGTATCATCAGGATGGATTCAGGGAGTTAATTCTGTTAGGAATCCTTGGTTATTGCCTGAGAACCAATGCAAGTGGGGGGTCAATGTAACTTTCCGTGGTGGCATCGTGCAAACAAGACCCGGGCATAAAATGCAGCTTTCCCTTCCCGCTGGCAATTTCCAAGGTGGCATCTTGTTTTCCTCTAACAAACAAAAGGAAGCCGCACTCACGCAAGATCGAGATGGGGTTATTACAACAACTCCAGCTAAAATATTCGACGTGGATGGAAATGGCGTAATTGCAAGCGAGTTGTCCTACATGGTTTTTGCGGTAAACGGAAAAGTCTATTTCTCTCCATTCCCTCTAGTTCAGCCAAGCAACTGGGAAGATTTTCGGCTTAAAAACATTGCGATGTCACCAGACGTTGATCAATTCGTATTTGAACTTGCCACACGTTCAGCCAATCTATCTACTGGATCTCAAGAATTCGCTACCCCAGCACATCGAATTGTTATGATCCAAGATGGCATTTCATACCCTTCGTACTGGGATGGTTCTGATAAGGCAGGCTTTCAACTCTCTACAATTCCAGTAGGATATTGGATGGCATACTCTGGCAACAGAATGTGGATTGCTGACAAGAATATTGTGATTGCATCTGACTTAGGTGATCCAACCTCATTCCAAGAACGTACAACAGGCACTTCCCGTGGTGACTTTAGTTTTTCGCGTCCTATCACTGGCATGACAAGTTATGTCGGTCAAGATACGTCCACCCGATTGATTGTCTTTACGGATCGTTCTACTTTCCAGCTTAAATCGGGAATCCTTGATCGAGATCAATGGGTCACTACCGAAAACTTCCAATCGACTCTTTACCCAACTGTTGGTTGCGTTGCAGGAAAATCAATTGCTTTTCAAGCGGGTCAAATGTGGTGGTATGCTCAGGGTGGACTGATGACAGGTGACATTGCAGCAACATCGTATTTATCTTCGCAAGTGCTTTATAAAGACGTTGAGATGGCAAGAGCAAAGAGACTGATGGCCGCTGACCCAACAAAGATTTGTGCTACTGGATTTGAAAATTATTTGCTCTATTCAATCCCTTACTTGCAGACCCTTAATTCAGATACAATGGTTATGGATTATGCCACCGCTTCAGAATGGAGTGGTGGGGAAAATAGATTTCCTGCATGGTCTGGAGTTTGGACAGGCACACGTCCAGTAGAATGGACTACAGGTGTTATTGACGGGCAATCTAGGTGTTTCCATTTTTCTGTGGATTACGCAGCAACAAATGATGGTTCATTCAACCATCTCTGGGAATCATTCCAGCCAGAACGAGTTGATTCTTACCTTCAGATCAATCCAGACAAAACCACAACAACACTTTACAATCGCATTTACTCGCAGTTTGAAACTCCATTGCTTGGTGATGAGATGGATTTAAAGAAGTTTATCTACGCTGAAATCGAATCCACGCAGATTGGTGGAACAGTTGACTTAAAAGTGTCTTACAGGGGCAGCAAGGGGTCATACAACCCAATCCTAGAGAAGCGCATTCTGGCAGTCACTTCTGACTACCAGTGGGAAAATACCCCATATGAATCCGAGATTAAGAATCTAGGGTTTTTGAACTCCCAATATAGAAGACTCACGACTGAATCAGCGCAACGCAATTCACTTGTTTCTACCTGCGAGTCATATCTGACAGACGATGTCGATAAGGCATTCTCGCTACTAATCGAGTGGTGCGGTGAATTCGGAGTTGAGATTGTTAGACTCTTCATGGATCCTTGGCAAGAAAAATCAACTGGTGTGCCGCAGGGCGATGAAACAAAATCGTGCGTTGTTGCACAGACTGGTGAAACATTGTCGATTGATTTGCTTCCAAACCCATACGAACAACAATCCGCAAATGATAACTCCTACAGTGCAAAAGTTTGGAAGACAGTCACGCTAATCTGTGATGCTGATCCAACGAAATCAATTTCGGCCACTGCATCAGCAACATTTTTGTCTTACATCAGTTTTGAACACGCTCAAGAGGAGGCAGGAGTGCTTGCAATGCAATCGGCAACCTCCGCTGCACAACAATTTAAAGCGCAGAATCCTTGTTAATATGCCAAGCATCATTACAGCAACTAAAGAAGTGTCGAACTTCCCAAACAAGTTCATATCGCCATTTGGTGATGATCCCGTGGTTCCAATTTATTCTTCAATTCCATTTACGACTGGTCAAAATAATTGCTTGCCATGTGCGCTCTGTGGTAGTAACTCTACCCGCAATAATATTCTGAAAGAACAGGCTGACAGATTTGCGAACTATACACAAACAATAGCCAATCCAGATGACATTCTGGTTGGATTTAATTAATACATATGAGGCCACAAATTGAATATAAACTTCTGCAAAATGGAACTAATGAATTCTTAGAACTCGTTGATTTTTCTGAAGAATTTAATCATAAGATCATAGAGCATCCTAATATTAATGTATATGCACATTATCGTAATGGTGTGTTATTTGGATATTCTGATCATGTTTTTATACCTACAATTTATCCAGCATTTCATCCAAAGTATACAAGACCACAAGATGTTATACAGGTTATGAGTGACTGGAAGGCACATTCGCAACTTTCAAACTCACCGGGATTCATCGGTGTTCCATTAGCAGATGAACGACCTAACTTTACAAACCAAATAATTGAAAAATTAGGGTTGACTCCTCTCAAAAGAGAAGTTTACTCTTTAGCTTAATAAACTTATGGGTGGCAAAACATATACTCCTCAAATTCAACGTCCTCGTCCAGAACTCAATATGATGATGGCATCCGAGGCAAACAAAGGAATGTATGGTGGCCTTGCATCTCAAGCTAGATTTCTTGAATTAACATCACAATTAAAACCAATTGAGCAAACATTTGATCCATCCCAAGTTTCACAACAGGCTTTTGAGTTAGGAATTGAGAATGCCAATCGCGCACGGCAATTTGAAGAGTCCGTAGATCCAGAAACAGCAAGGATGCGAGCAGGAATGGGTGAGACTGTTGAGAAGTTAACCTCCCCTGAGAGTTGGCAAGACAAGTTGAGCCAATGGGCAAAGACCAAGGGATTGGCTCAAATGATGGGAACTGGATTGGATATGGGATCCACTATTGGAAGGTCTGCAATGTTCGACCAATCCACGGCACAAGGAAGGCAGATTGCTTTGGAAGACTTGGCTTTGCGTCAAAAGTATCTTGATGCAACTCAAATGCAGGGGGGCATTGACCCCAGCTCGTTGATTGCTGCACAACAGGCCGCAAGAGGACAGAACCTACAAGGCTTACAAGATTGGCAACGTGGACTCCTGTCTGGAGCGCAAGGTCTAGGTCAAACTGCTCAAGACGCAATCAACCGCTCTATGGGTAACATTCAATCTGCTCACGCTGCAAATGTTGCCGATACTCAAAATTACAATAACATGATGAACCAAGTCATGGCCCAAAACGCACAAAGCAAAAATTCAGCAACTGGTTCATGGCTTAGTGCGGGTGGAGCAGTTGGTGGTGCAGCTCTTGGTGCTGCGGTTATTATTTAATGAAAAACCTAATACATAAAACAATCCATAAAGCAGTTAATTGGAACAAGCAATGGCCCAATTCGGTCATTTTTTGGTCTGGCGGAAAGGATTCAACTGTCCTTTTACACTTTTTAAAATTTAAATGTGGAATTGATATTCCAGTTGTTCAGTTTAGACAACCCAAATTTCGCGAAAGATATGCATATTCAGACAAGTTAATTAAAGATTGGCAATTATCTGTATATGAGTATCCAGCATTTAAACATACTCTTGCAGATGGGCCAGATGTTGAAACAGGTGAAGTTCGCTTTGATCTACTTCATTATTTTCAATGGGGTCAAAATAGTATTATTCTTTCTTTGGGAACAGAACGTCCTAAAGAAAATGAACCATATATGTGTGGAGTTGATGATTTTTTAATGCGTCCAACTGGAAATTTTAATTTCCCGTGGAATGCAGTATGGATTGGAACTAAATATACCGACACAGATTTGATTAAGGGTCATGTGCCACTGGCGCAAGATATTCGTCACGTCGATGGAAATCCCGTGTCACTTTATCTTTTAAAAGATTGGACTGACGAGGATGTTTACGAGTACCTAGAGACAAACAACGTAAAACCAGACCCAACACGATATGTCAAAGGCAAGAACGGATGGATGAATAATCCAGATAAGTCATTGAATGCCGATTTTTATCCTGTCTGCCTTAATTGCGTTGATCGTCACCAAGGACAACACGTCGATTGCCCAAAGCTAAAAGCAAAAATCACAAATATTTCGCATCTTGCGCCTTACGATGATATCGTAATACCAGACTTAGGATTTAAGCCAGTAACTTGGAACAACAAAGAAGAATAACATTATGGGTGGATCACAACCAGCAAATACAACAGGGGCAGCAACACCAGTGCTAAATAGTCAATTCGGTGGACTGCTTGGTAGCGCATCAAATTCAATTGGTAGAACTGGTGACACAGTTCAAAACTTCTTTTCTGGAAAACTAGGAACTGGAGCGCAACCAAGGCCAGACTACAATCCCCAAAAGCAACAACAGAACCAAATGGGAGATGCCTTTAAAAATGCGTTTGGAAAGATTGGTGAAACAGCAGCATCCCAATATGAACGAGCTGCTAAATCGAGGTCTGATTCCGCTTCAGCGTGGTCAGCCATGCAGCGCGGAAGTAGCGATGGAAGTAGCGATGGAAGTGGCAGTCTTAACTTTTCATCGATGGGTGGATACGATGTTCCAGAGTCTGGAGAGGAAAAGGTATCTCAAGGCTGGGCCGATGCATTTAAATCGATTGGCACTTCTGTAATTGGTGCTTATGGCAACAAGTTTGGAAATAAAGCAACATCCCCCGGCGGTCAATTTAATCCCTATGCTCAAGTACGCAGGCCGCTTTAATATTAATGAACGATGAATACGATTGCGAAAAGTGTGGGGCTTGTTGTTGCTTTAAATGGTCTTGGCCCGTGCTGCGACGAGATCGATCTGATGCGACTGGCATCCCGCAAGAAATGCAAAGGCAAGACTATCCGCTTATGAAGACTACTGATTCTCGATGCATTGCCTTGGACGGAAAAGTTGGTGAGAAGGTGTGCTGCATGGTATATGCAGACAGGCCGAATTCTTGCAGGAAATTCCAGCCCGGATCAGACTTATGCAAAGAGGCAAGAAGTAAATTGACAATTTGAAATATATTATATATTTCACTAACAATAAAAACAACAATCAACATTAAAATTAAGGAGTAATATTATGGGAGGAGGATCAATGCCCACACCACCACCACCACCAGACAACACACCAGTGTTGCTGGAACAAATGCGTCAAAATAGAGAGGAGTCAGCTCGCGCACGCCGCGAAACGGATCTTTCTCAACGCAACGCTATGATTGAGGCTCAAAACCAGCAAGCGTCAATGCTTGCGCGTGAGGGGTCGCAACGCGCCCAGCAATCGATTAGTGGCATGAATGCACTAAAGGCCGCAGAGGATGCTGCTGCGCTTCAACGTAGCTTGATTGCGGCACAAGGCGCAGGAGCGGCAGCAACTGGAACTGGCTATGACATCAATACTGCTCGCGCTGGTGCGCTTTCCAATCTTGGAGCAGCATCTGGAGTACTGCCATCTACAGGTGCTAACGTACCACCAACCATGGTTAACCCTGCAATGACAACGGCAATGGCAAACCAAGGATCGGGTGGTGGCACTTCTCGAATAAACCAATTCGCAATTCCTTCCGCATCTGGACTAACATTTGGCGGGGTTTAACCTATGGCACTCCCTACTGGTGGCTATTCATACTCTCCTCAGACCGCAAATCTTGGAGCGAGTCCTCTTTCTGCGTTGAAAGCTCTTGACGTTGGAGTAAGCGTTCAGTTTACTCCAATGCCAAAATACGAGGTTCCATCCGCGCAGCAGGAGTTAGTCAGCATGGGTGCGGCAAAGGGGTTCCAAGCGTTCGCTGAACCTATTATCAAGGCGTTTAAGGATAAAGAAGAGGAAAGAAAAGCAGGCATAGCACTCACAACAAAGCATGAACGCGAAAAAGAGATTGCTGAAATCAAAGCAGAGAAGACTCCTGAAGAAAAATTGTATGAATTGTATAGGACAGAAAATCTTAAATCATTGATTCAAGATCGTGGTGGCAATGTGGAACCTAAAAGGATATTGCCTTCTGGAGTGTTCCAGAACACTGAAAAGCCAAAAAATAAAGTTGTAGAACCAGAATTGCCTAAAGCAGTTGATTTTAGCATTGGCCCAGATTTTATCATTCCAGATGGTCAGAGCGTCAGCAGTTTGCGGGACATTCCACTTCCAGAACCTCAAAAGAGATTGTTCTCTGGATTTGCAATGACACCAGAGGGCAGGCAATTGCAGGAACCTACAGCAATGGTTCCTCCAGAAATGCAGACCCTTTTAGCATCGTCTACAGCATACGGAACTCCTGACGTTGGTGGGAAAGATGTTCTTACAGCACAAACGCAAGCAAGCGCAATGACTCCTGCTGTTCCGCAAACGCCACAACAAATGAGTGAATTTGCTAAATTTGCAAAGCAAGAACGCGAGCTTCCGACAAGTTATCGCAGGCAATGGATTGAAGACGTAATTGCAAAAGAAGAGGCAGCAATGCCTGCCCCAATGCCAGAAATGGCAAGCATTCGACCAGACGATTTAGTATCTAATGCATACGAGTCATGGCAGGATGCCGAGCAAGCCAACAAGATGCTTGCTAAAATGCTTCCCGATTATGATGTAAATCCAATTAAGCAAGAGACTGTTGATGGTCAAACTTTTTACGTTATTGATCCTCCAACGCCAAAACAAATTTCGTCTACTAGTGTTCCAGAAGGATTAAAAATTAAATCTGCCAAAAAAGACGCAACTGGCAAAATCACATATGATCTTGAACCTGAATTGCCAAAGGAAAAGAAAATACAGATTTTAAAACAACCTCTTCAAACAAATGATATAATGCTTAAAACTATTAAGCAAATTAAAAGCATTTATGAAGGTGCTTCTCCCGCAACAGGATTTACGGGAACAATTTTACAATGGATTCCAGCAAGTGATGCGGCAGATATAAGAAAATTAGTTAAAACGCTTCAAGGAAACATTGCATTTAAAGCATTGGCAGACATGAGAGCAGCATCACCTACTGGGGCTGCATTAGGATCAGTTTCTGAAAAAGAATTAGACTTGTTGGCAAGCACATTGGGATCAATTGATCCAAATATGAGTCACTTTTTATTCAAACAAAATTTAGAAGATATTGAAAAAATTCTTACAGATTTTAATAGTGCCGCTAAACAAGAAATTCAAATCATAGAAAATCCTCAAAAATTTACTCCGATTCAATCGCAAGAAAATCGTGTGGAAATTAAATCGCAAGAAGACTATAATAAATTAAAGTCTG